GTCATAATATCGTTGTCTTCAAAAAAGTTGAAGTTATGCAAACAGGAAACAATCTTCAATCCACCACGGCCAGTAAGCTCTATGTCAGTCCCGTCCGGAGCCTTGATCGTCCTGGCTTTCAGATCCAGGGCATTCTTCTTCAAAGACGGGCCACTGCCGGCCACAATCACCGGCTTATACTCCTGGTCTCCCAGCAGCGATAAGACCGAGTTGGCCGAGAAGTCATGACTCTTCGCATTCTCGAGTTGGTAATCCAGCCACTTGTCTTCCCAGCTACGCACGGTGATCTCATCACTGGACGTGCATGAGCTGTACATCTGACTTGGTGGCATGGGTGGTCGTTCGATAGTGTTCGATAACTCCAATACCATTTCAATGAGCGCCATTTACGTCTCCCTTCAAGTGTAAGCGGGTGGATCCCCGTTGCCCCAGGTCACCACCCACAAAGTTATCAGAACCATTAAGCAATGGTACGAATCCATGCCACACCGGTTACGGCCGAGGCAATAGCAGTAGTGGCATAACCACAAACTGCCAGAGCACCACCAGAAATCGCGGTAGTGGTCTCATCAAAGCCACCATTGGCGCTGATGTTGAAAGGCTTGCCAGCGCCGATAGCACTGATGCTATAGACATGGACAGGGCCCCGGGTCACAACCCAACCGTACTTGGCGGCAGTCAGTTCAGCGTTCTGAACGACGCCGAAGAGCTGGTCACCAATGACGGCACTCACAACACATGAGAAACCGCTATTGCAGGAAGCAATAACGCCATAACCCACAGCTGCAGTAGCACCGGCATTGTACACGTAGACGTATTCATTGGCACCTTCAACGCGACGGGTGCCCAGAGCGATCGAGTTCGTTGCTGTGACAGCTGAGACACTCTCGTTAAAGAGCTGCTGTACTCCATAAGTTCCAGCCATGATTGGCCTCCTCTTATAAAATTAAAAGTTAATTACTGTTATCTTGGCTTAGGCTTCTTCTTGCATCCCATTGTGTAACCCCTTATCAATTAGGCAATTGCAGAGAATTCTCCCTGTAATCTACAATTTGAACAAGCCAGAGCACCGGTCCAGAAAATGTGAGCCACGGAAACTGCCTGGTTGATCGGTTTTGTGAAAGGATCAAACCGGAAGTCCTCGAGGTAGTACAGAGTGATGTATGACTCATTGAGCAAGTAGATGTAACCACTCGGGCAATGACTGTCCTGAACCACCGGCAGACCCTCGACCAAAATGTTCTGAAAACCTGCATCAGCAGTTTTCGCATCGGTGAAGCGCTGTTGCGGCTGCATCAGAGCCACGATGTCACTGTAGATGGCCTTGGTCGTGATGATAAGCGAGGGCTTATCATTGTCGATCGTCAGGTTGCCAATCATGTCACGGAGCTTCGGATAGGTAATAGCAGTTGTGGTCGTGTCCTGCTGACCTCTCCACCAGCTGTAATCGGTCTTGGAGATGTTTCCGTAGGTGGTTCCACTTCCGGCACACATTCCCTTAACACCGACGATGCTGTTGGCAGTGGTTCCGGCGGCGAAAAGATCGGTGCCCATGAGGGACGCCAACGACTTCTCGGCCAGCTGCACCTTGCTCTTAACGAGATTGATAACGGCTTCTTTACCGCTATTCTTGAGCTCGTCGAGACGGGTGATCTGAATTGACGCATAGTACTGTTTCCAATCCCAAGTCGCCGCAGTCACCTGATCATTGGGTGTATTGTTCAGGGTATCGGCACCGCTGAAACGACCCGCTGCCGTTGTGGTGGCATAAGCCAGGGGCTGCTGAACCTGAATGCCAGAACCCTTCTCATACCATTTCTTCCGAGCGCGGCTCAGAAGAACATTGCTGTCGAACACATTATCGACCAGCTTCGGCACTAAAAAATTTTGTGTTATCGAAGACAATTCCCCGTAAGTGAGAGGCATGATATTACTCCTTATGAAAGAGAGGCTAACGCCTTCTTCACCAGATCTCCATAACCATCACCCTGCTTGTAGCCGTTGCCCTGAGCCGGGGGTGGTGCAGAAGGTCTGGATCCCGTGACGACGCCTGCTCGTGTTTGTTGTTGTCGGTTCTCTTTGGCCTTTTGTAAAGTACTGGCCTTTGTACTCTGCACGTAGCTCTCGAACATCAAATCTTTGAAAGCAGATTCCAGTGAAGAGAACTGTCCCTCATAAGCATGCTGCAGAACCCTATAAGTCAGGGTGCCCTTTCCCGTCGGGTCAGGGATATCCCAGCTCTGGTCTGAGTATTTGCCTTTGAGTTTCTCAATCTCTCCATCGAGCTGCTTGTCTGCCTGCTCGGCTACGTACGTTTGTTTGAAGTTATCCAGTTCACTAATCTTCTGGAGTAACTCCGGTGGCAACTGTTGATTTTGTGGTATCGGATGACCCTGCTGGATCTGGTTCTGCTGCTCCATGAGGAGTTGAGCAAACTTCGGTCCGAGCTCCGGGCGCTCCTTAAACAGTGTCTCGAGCTGCTCATACTGGCCATATCGCCCTTTAAGCTGCTCCTGTTCCTGCTTCAGAGCCGCCATAGATTGACTATAGCTTAAACCTTGCTGAGCAAGACTGATAAGATGCTGCTTATCTTTTGGCGTGTACATCTGGCCACGGTAATTGAGCTGGTACTGTGCCGCATCCCAGGCATCTTGCTGTTGCTGGGTCATATTGGCTGGTGCCGGCTGCTGCTGAGTATTAGGTTGACCCGCGGTGGGCTCTTCAGTCCCCGGGATAACATCATTGGTATAGGTCTGCTGGGCAGGTGCTATCCCATCTGACGCCGGTTGCTGCGTTGGCTCTTGCTGGATCTGATTATCTTCCATGGTTCAATTCCTTCTCCTATAAGTGTTGTGTATCGTCCCGATTGCCCTCGGGGTTTAGATAGTGTCTGTCGGGCTGACCAATGGGCCAGATCCACTCATGCCTTTGGAATCACCAGAAGGCCATGCTGTGGTCGGTCCGCTTCCACCGAAACCATCCTCAACGGAACTCGATAAGCCTTTACCGGATCCGCCAGGGATTCCACCCATGTTTTCGTTGGTGCTGCTCTGAGCGCCAATAAGGTCATCACCACCGCCTACAAAAGAAACTCCACGATCTGCCATATAGATACTCCTGTCTTAAAGGTTGATTACATTGGACGGGCGCCGGCTCCCGGCATACCCATAGGCCTTGCTCCTGCCATTGGCGGGGCTCCTGCCGGGGCACCACCCATCGGCCTCGGCATCGGGGCACCTTGAACCTGGGCACTCGGAGGAGGCGTAGGAATAGGATTGCCAGGCTGGGGCTGACCAGCAGCCGGTCTGATTGCCTGGATCAGAGCTCTGAAAGCATTCATCGCTTCATCGGCCTTGGGATTGCCAGCATTCTTCAGGGAAGCCACGAAGGCTCCGAGAGTCTGTAAGGCCTCCATAATCGGGGCGGCTGCATCCGGTGTTACTGCTCCGGGTTTCCCGTCTGCTCCTGCTGGGGCATCGGGCTTAGTCTTGGACGCAATCTCCTGCGTCGTTGGATAATTTTTATCCTTTGCCATATATCAAGCTCCTTGTGTTACCCCAGCTCCGGGGGGTGGTAGTTGACCTGCGTTACCAGGGCCGGCCGGTAAGGGCTGACCAGGTTGTCCACCCTGCGGTGGCTGTTCTGCTTCAGGGTTCGGTATGACTCCCGACTGCCTAAGTCTCTCCATAAGCTTTTCTTTATTGGGCCAGTCCAGCGCGTCCAGAAGTTCTTCCACGTCGATGGCTTTGGAATCATAAAGTCTGAAGGCCACGTTAGCCCTCTGCGTTTTAGCGAAGGGTAGACTGGTGCCAGCCAACACTTTAATGTCCATGACGCCCTTGGTCTCGCCCGTCTGCCAATCGCCGGGAGTATAGCGCTTAGTAGGCTCGTCGTAGTTGTAATCTCTTTTGTTGTATTTGACCGTTCCATCGCCATTGTCCTCGACGAAAAACTCGAAGTACTTTGGCCATGTGTTCTCTTTATTCGTGATTCTCGCGACTCGGGGCTCAGTGTAAAACTGCATCATTAAGCTCATGACCTGATACCCGAGCTGTCCGAGTGAGACACCCATGTTCCGCTCCATGAGACGGATGCGTGTCTGAGCGGCCTCTTGAAGAGACTGAATCGCTGCGGCTGCGGTAACACCCTGCTGTGATCTGCCCTGAGACATCTCAGTAACACCGCTGATTCTCTGACCCTGATTCAACATGAACTGGAGTAAGTCCAGCATGCCGCTTTGCATTGCCGGGGGCACGTCACGCTTAATGGTGTTCAGCTTACCGGCCTGCACCTGGATGATCTGGGCATACGCATTAGTCAACTTCTCGGGATCCACGCCATTGCCATTCTCAGTCAGCCACGTCGGATTGGCCATGAGAGTGGTGTAGTCAATGACGTTCCCCATGACCTTATTAATGATGCGTTGCTGATCCATGAGTACTTTACATTCACCCTCACCCCAAAATTGACGGGGGAGAATCTTATCGACCAACCTTACAAATGGTTTACGTTTGTGTTTGTAAGGATTCTGAGTATCTTGAAGAAGTACTTTACCATTGATTTGTATAGTAATGAGACGGCCATTCGGATAGGTCTTTTTAGTCTGTGTCTCTTTGGTGCCGTCTTCATTGGTTATTTCCTGTTGCTCGGTGGTTTCATCATCCAGCCAAAACTCATAGACCGTGGATGTCTTGCGCTGATCTGGTTGACTATTGCGAGCGAGTTCGCTTGGGCCCTTCTTGTCCACGGGAGAAACCAGTATCGTATCCGTTGACATATTGTTCTGGATATTGGAATTGGACTGGTCTTCGGAATCGCACTTGATAAGATGGGCTTTATCCGGGAACTGAGCCCTGAGCTCACCCACCGTCTTAACACATCTCTGCACGACATACGAGCAGTCTTTTGTAAAGTCACGGGCTCCGAAGGGTACGTAGAGATCTGAGGGATTGACAACGGATACAGCAACATCTCCAGCATTATCTTCCGCTGTGGGGTCCCACACCACTTTAAGAATTCCGGCGTCGAATACCATTGAATCCATGATCCACTCAATGAGCGTATGATCCATGTCGGCTTTGTCCCACCAGGACTCTTCGAGGTCTGACATGATTGTGGCGAACTCATAGTCGCTCGGTTCTGCCGGGATGACGTTGAAGCCCGGCCGATTATCTGTTAAGAGCGGGAGCATGGCCTGGATGGTCTCTCTGATTATGTTAAGCACGGGCTTTGCCCGATAAGCCGGCCGCTTGGCGTCCCACTGTTTTCCGGTGTAGAAGTCCCACCTTTTCGGCCAGTCTGCATCGACCGATGCCCGGGCCTGTCTGGCCTGTTCGAAAAGATCCAGGCACATCTTAACGGTGGTCTCGTCGGCTGATGACTCGGCCTTGGGAGTGTTGCTATCTGTTAATACCTGCTCGGCCTTTGTAGCGCCGTAGTCGTTGACACCAGTTGCCATCAGTCTAACCTCGCTGCGATCTCGCTCATCTCGCTGTGAGACAACTCGATCGGTTTAACTTTGGATTTGACGTCGCCATACTCGAACATGGATACTGGCTCTACGCCCCGCTGACGCATAACTTTGTGTGCCTGGACACGGTCGCCATTGGGCACGCTGACCTGGATGCTGTTGTATTGTCTCTGCATAGGTTGCTGGCAAACAGGGCACGGCTCTGGGCGTGAGGCGTCCAGGTAGCTCTTGTAGACCTCGTGCTCGGATCCGTCAATGGGACAGATGTAATCGTAGATCATACCAATATATCCTGTATTAAGAGATAATTTCAGTGGTTGTACCAGTCCTCGGAGTCACGGATAATGGGTCCGGAGCCCTCGAACTCACCGGCGAGTAAGCGCTCCAAGTGGGTCTTGGCGGGGACAAAGCGGTTATCGACGAACTTATCCAGGAGGCCTTTGGAAGAAACGAGACAATAACGTAGTGCATCACTTGCGTGATCATGAAGACTTAAAGGCTTCTCATTGTTCCGGTCATCCATGTCCAGCTGGTTTTCTGGATAACTATATAAGCCAAACTCCTCGACCAGGTTCGGGCACTGCTTGATCATGACTCGGAGCCGACCATCGCGAATCAGGGATGTGACATAGCCAATGCCACTCATCACAGATCCAGCACCTTTTTCACAGGCCACGACGGGTAAGCCGGCGCTGTTCATCATCTCGATGTCTGCCGGGACACTGCTATCGCAATAGAACTGGGTGATACCATAGCGCTGATGATAGTCTCTTAAGACGTTTATGCGATCACTGTGGGACATGAACTGTTTGTAGTACTCGCCACACACATAGGCGTGCTTACCCTCCTTATGGATGGCCACGACGATGATCGCGGTCGGATCAGAAAAGCCGGGGTCGATGCCGGCCACAAAGGTATACTGGTCACGCCTCGGCATATGGGGCTCGATAGCATTGTTGACGAAGTCGAAGTCGGGATAAACCAATCCGGTTAATTTCTCAAAACTCGCCTCGTATTTCAACCTGAAAATTCGCTCGTCCATCAAAGCGCGTTGACGTTCGAGCTCGGCCGCTGGAAAGTATGGATTGTCGCTGGACTTACAGATGACAATTGATAAGTCTTCGGGACGGATCTGGCCTTTAGACCAAGGCACATATAAATCTCTGTACATCCAGTTCTGCGAGTATGGCGTGCTGGAAAGAAACATCGGTGCCCGGCAGAAAGCTGATCGAGCCAGCAAGTTCGCCCATGCCCGATAAGACAACAATCCGCTTTCGTCGCTCCAGATGGCCTGTACCGCGGGGATGCCCTCGCAGGAATCGGGATCCTGCATACTTCTGAGAAAAATCTGACCACCACCCGCGTGAAGGTTAATTACAGAGTCAGATGACCGATAATTTCCTACATGGCGGAATATTCTCAAGGTTGTATTAAGGATTGATTGCTGCAGTATACGGTAGTTGGGCGATGTGATAAGGAAGTTACCTTTAAACCTGCGTAGAGCCGCCTCTTTGAACATCCAGAAAGCACCGGCCAGACTCTTACCCGATTGGATGCCGGCGATGAACGCCGATATGCGGGATGCGGATCTGTATGCGATCTCCTGTTTTGGGTGGAGCTGGATGATGTTATCAGCCATGTACATCCAACAGGACGGTACCGTCTGCCCCTTTTACCATGACGTGGTTTGGAGTATCTATCTGGATTTTATCCATGAATAAGCCATGGTACTTGGCCAGGTCTTCCAAGGCACGGAGCCGTACGGACGGAAAAAGTTTGTCGTCTTTGGCGATCGTGGCGATGGCGAGCATTATTTCGTTGGCAGACGGAATCTGGTCAATGCCTTTTGCGATAGAAGCCTGAACCAGGTCATTGATTAATTGGCGTACATCTGGGCGTTGTAGAAGTCTGGAGGCTGATTTCTGAGGATCCTTGTACCCGCAGGCCTTAGCCGCAGCTGTAGCCTTACCATTAGGCCATTGGAGTGTGCCACCGAGTTTAACGAACGTGCTGGCAAATAAAGTCCAGTCCTTAGCCGCAGGCATTACTCATCATCCTCAGTTATGGCGTCCCGTCTTCCAGCGTTATCATAAAGCACACCTCCCTTGATCGTTTTTGTAGGGGCTGACTTGGTCCTCATTGACTGGTATGTCATCCAGCATTGCAGCCCTAAAAGGCTAACTATGACGATTAAAAGGCTAACTATCATCTACCATTGACCTCCGTTGACTGGACTTTGACGATCATGTACGGTATATTGACTATATCGGTATCAATAGATAATTACCCCGGAGGTGTCTATGCTCATGACCTGCAGATGTGGCGTTAAGCTGTATATCCGCTATTACCCCGATAAGACCACTACGCTCAAGGTGGTGTGCCCAGAGTGCCGGCTGTCTCAAAAGATAAGGATTGACCTTGGCTCTGACGCAGAGGCATCTGCCAGGGCCCTGAAGCGCATGCGTAAGGCTAAGGCGGCTCTGGATGCCCTGTCCTCAGCAGAGGTCATTAACGAGATCGAGGAGATGTTTGACATGCTGCAGTTGCCGACGGTGTGGTCGTCCGACGAGATGAGGAGTAGGTCGGGGGCTCATGTGATGCATGATGATCTCGATAAGCCTGACGACGATTATTAAGATTGCCCTTGACAATTGTAGTCATTAGTGGTATTA